GCATCGGGGCACGTGCCACCACGAGTGCGGCGCGGCCCAATGCTTTAGGGTGCAGTGTTGCGGCCCCTTGAGTAACGTCTTCCCCGGCGACCGGTGGCCGGCGACTTGCGGCGACCAAATAGAGCTTGGTGGCATAGTCGAGTGCAGCCGCGCACCCGGCCATGGTGGCCAACACATGCATGATGGCATCAGTTGGGCCGGCGGTGCCGAGTGATAGCCGCGTGCTTGGCCGCAGCGGTGATGCTTGCCGCGATGTACCCCGTAGCGCGCCGGCTAGACAAAGCCGATGCCGCGCCGGTATAGTCCACTCTCGAGGTTACCGATGGCCAACTGAGACCTTGGCCATGTAGAAGCCGGCCTAGCCGGTTGGAAGAATCCCCGCATCCCCCCCGGTGCGGGGATTCTTTTTTTATGCCATGCCGGCATAGCGTGTGCGCGTAACGGCACGTAACGGCACCCAACATGCCGCAACGGCATAGCCGGCTTGCCACCCCGGTATAGCCGGCCCCAAAGTTACAGCCATGTCATTTATCCCCCGCGTAGCCGCTGCCCTTGGACTAGCCAAGCGCGACAGCGTACCGAACGCGGATGGCATGCTGGCCGGCATCGTGCCGCCGGCGCGCACCGCTGCCGGCATCCCCGTTACGGCCGATACCGCGGTGAGCCTGTCCACCGTTTATCGTGCCTTGCAAATCCTGGCCACATCGGCATCACAGATCAGCTACGCGGTGGAGCGTAACGGCTTGGCCCTGGCCGGATCCGCGGTGCCGTCTTTGATGAAGCGCCCATGCCTTGCCCTGGACACTTCCGAATTCATCGAGCAAACCGTCTTGAGCCTTGCGGCCACCGGCAACGCCTATTGGCTTTTGAACCGTGGCCCCGCCGGCGGTAGCGTGCTTGATGTTACGCCGCTGAACCCCCACGAAGTGCGGCCGGCCAAGGATCCCAAAACCGGCAAGCTGACCTACTGGCATGGCGGCACCGAGTACGCGGCCGAAGACATAAAGCACATGGCCTTGATGAAGCTGCCCGGCCGGCTTACCGGCCTTGGCCCTATTCAGGCTGCCCAAGTGGAGCTGCGCGGCGCGCTCGAGCTGCGCGACTACGCCAGCTTGTGGTTTTCCGAAGGCAAGGTGCCTAGCGGGATCCTGACCAGTGAACAGGTGTTGACGGCCGATGATGCAAAGGTCTTCAAGGCTGCCTGGAATGGCACCAACGAAAAGCCGGTGGATAACCCCAGCGGGGTAAAGGTGCTTGGCAAGGGGACCACCTACACCCCAATTATGCTGAAGCCGGCCGATGCACAGTGGCTCGAGTCCCAACAGTTCACCACCACCCAACTTGCCCGGTTGCTTGGCATGCCGGCATCTTTGATGCTGGCCACCGTCGAGGGATCCGCCATGACCTACAGCAACGTAGAACAGGATTGGATCGCGTTTACCCGCTTTACCCTCATGGGGTACTTGCGGAAGATCGAAAACGCGCTAACCGAGCTGACGGCCGCCGGCCAGACGGTGCGCTTCAAGCTCGAGACGTTGCTACGTTCCGACACCAAAACGCGGTACGAAGCCCACAACCTGGGTATCACCGCCGGCTTTTTGACCATCAATGAAGCACGCGCCATCGAAGGCTACGCGCCACTATCCGCGGCCGAGCTGGCCGCAGCCAAGCCGGCCCCGGCCCCGGCCCCCACCGAAAGTGAACCCGCAGCATGAACCTTGATGCCCTGACCACCGACGCCGGCCTAATGTTCCGCAGCTTTGCGGTGCGCGCCAAGGACACCACCAAGCGGGAATTTACCGGCATCGGTGTTCCCTACGGCCAGACATACGACCTTGGTTATGGCCTGTATGAACGCTTTGAACCCGGCGCGGTGGATCCGGCGGACAACGCCAAAATCTTTTGGCAGCACCGCGAAGTAATCGGCCGAGTGACCACCGGCAAGGACACCGACGCCGGCCACGAAATCACCGCCAAAATTTCAGACACCACCCTTGGCCGCGATGCCTGGACGCTGCTGGAAGACGAAGTGGTAGACAAGCTTTCCATTGGCTTTGTGCCGGTGGACTACCGCACCGAGACCGACGAAGACGGCAACACCACCATCATCCACACCAAGGTAAGCACCCGCGAATTCTCGTTGGTCAACTACCCCGCTTACACCCAAGCCGAAGTAACCAAGATCCGCAGCGCCAGCACCCCACCGAACAAAGGAAACACCGTGGACCCCGAAACCTTGACCCGCGCCGACCTGGACCCCATCACCGATTCCCTCGAGGAAATGCAGCGCGCCATGGCCCTTATCGGCACCGGATCCGCGCCGGCATCGGTGGTGCCTGAGTACCGCAGCATTGGCGAATTCGTCCGCGCCATCGCTTCAGGGGATGAAGCCGCGGCCGAGTTCCACCGCGCCATGGCCACCGGCACCATCAGCGATGCCATCGTGAAGGATTCCTGGGTTGGCAACTACATCAAGTTGGTTGCCGAGCGCCGGCGCGTTTACAACACCTTTGGCACCGGCGCGCTGCCGGCAACCGGCATGAGTGTTGAATTCGGCAAGCTGGCCGAAGACACCACGGAAGTAGCTGAACAGGTGGCCGAAGGTGACGCCCTGGCCGGCCCCGGCGGTGTGAAGCTCGAGATTGACAATGCCACGGTGCACACCGATGGCGGTTGGTCCGAGCTGAGTTTTCAGGCTATCCAGCGCGCCACGGTGCCGGTGCTGGACACCCTGTGGGAAGCAATGATGATGAAGTACGCCAAGGCCACCGAAGCCCGCGTGCGCGCCGCGTACTACGCCATCATGGCCGAGCACCTGGCCAACGTCGAGAACCCCGATGCCGCGCTGTCCATCGCCCCCGGTGCCGACGCCGCAGCGTGGCTTGACCTGATTCTTGACGGCGCGCTTATTTTCGAGGAGCGCGGCCACGTGCTGACCGGCATGCATGCCAGCCTTGACCAGTTTAAGCTTTTGAACCGGCTCGAGGACGGCGACGGCCGCCGGCTTATGAACGTCTTTGGATCCGGCGTAAATCAGGTGGGCGAGCTGAACCTGTCCACCGTTAGCGGATCCCTGGCCAACGTGCGCGTGGAGCTGATCGGCAACCGCGCCACCACCGGCAAGCTGGCATTCTATGATCCGGTGGCCATCAAGACGCTTGAATCCCCCGGTGCCCCGGTGCGCCTTCAGGATGAATCCATCATCAATCTCACCAAGCAATTTTCGCTGTACGGCTACACCGCCGTTACTACCCCGTTCCCCGATGCCATCCTGCCCGTAGCAATCGGCGCGTAACCGATGGCCGCCACACCAGCACAGATAGCGGCCCTGGCCAGCTATTGCCAAGCGCCGGCCGGTGATCCCTCCGCGGCCGCGTGCGCCAATGAAGCGGCCGCAATGGTGGCCCACCGGCTGGCCGGCGTGGCGGCCAACACGGTGCCGGCCGCGGTGGTGGAGCGTGCGCAGCTCGAGTGCGGCAAGGAACTATTCGACCGCCGGCAATCCCGCAGCGGGATAGCCGGCATGGATAGCGTGGACTTTACCCCCATGCGCATAGCGCGGGATCCGATGAAAGCCGCCATGCCCTACCTTCAGCCCTACCTAGGGCCGGCGGTGGCATGAACCCGGTAAGCACTGTGGAGCGCGCCGGCGACCTTGAAGCCGAGATTATCGGCATCTTGGTAGCTGCCGGCATTGATGATGCCACCGCCACCAGCGACTTGCTGAAGGTGCCGGCGGCCCTGGCCAATGGTCCGGTGGTAGCGGTGCAGCCGCCCAAGCTGAAATTCATTGCCACCATGGCCGGCTACGGCATCGAAGCCACGTGGGAATTGTTCATCATCGCCGGCCCCTACGCTGACCGGCTGGCAGCGTGGACCACCATGGATCCCATCATTCAAGCCTTGGCAACCCCGCTGAGTATTGACGACGCCGAGCCGGCCACCTTCAGCCACCCCGGCATGCCCGAGTATCCGGCGTATGTCCTGAGCTTTACCGAACAACTCTAAGGAGATCCACAATGACTGTAACCGCGCACCGGCTTGGCCCCGGCACCCTGAAGTTTGGCGAGACCGGAACACTCATGGAGTTTTCCGCGCAAATCACCAACGGCCGCATCAGCCCTTCCCTGGAAGAAGAAGACACCATTACGGTGCTGAACGGCGAAGAATTGGACGGTGACGACACCATCAGTTGGGTGGTGGCCGGCACGCTGCTTCAGTCTTACGACAAAGCCGGCATCATCCATTGGGCCTTCACCAACCGGCTTGCCAAGCTGCCATTCGAGTTTGTGCCCAACACCGAATTCAGCGACTACGGATGGCGCGGCACCGCCAAGATTGTTCCCCTGGAAGCCGGCGGCGACGTGAAGACGCGCAACACCAGTGACTTTGAATTCAAGATCATTGGTGAGCCGGAAACCTACGATATTCCGCTGTAGCCGGTGGCCGGCCTTAGTGTCCGCCTGGACGGCGGCCGCCAGCTACGCGCCGGCCTTGCCGGTGTCGAGGATGGCATAAAAGACCTGAAGGCCGCCCACCTGGAAGCTGCGCAGATCGCGGCCAAAGCATCGGCGCGGCTGGCCCCGGTGGTAAGCGGGAATCTTCAGCGCACCATCAGGGCAGCCGGCACCGCACGCGCCGGCATCATTAGGGCCGGATCCAAGCGCGCACCCTACGCGGCCCCCATCCATTGGGGTTGGGGCCGGCGCAACATCAAGGGTGCTTTTTACCTATCCGATGGCGCGCAAAATTCCGAAGGCCGGTGGATCCGCGTTTACCAAGACCACCTGGACCAACTCATCAACAAAATTGAAGGAACGTAAAACACCATGGCACTTCAGCGACTGCTTATCACCAAGACCGATGGCACCGAAGTAACGGTGACGCCCTGCCTTGCCGACACCCTGAACTTTGAACGGACCCTGAAGAATAACCCCGCGTGGGGATCCCTTCAGGAAAACCAGCTCAAGGCCGGCCCCTTCAGGGCATGGAGCGCCGGCAAGCGTGAAGGCAGCGTTACCGAGTCATGGGAGGAATTCGCCAACACGTGCGCCAACGTGGACGTGGCCCCCGAGCCGGCGGCCGCTGCCGGCGACGGTGAAGACCTCGAGGTAGACGGCCTGGGTTTAGGTGGCCTGACGACAGCGCCCACCACCTACTAACCGCGCTGGCCCTGGCAACGCATATCCCCGTTGCCGCGTGGCTTGCCGAAGATCCCGAAACAATCGCCACCGCCGTTCATATCCTGCAAGAGCAGGAGCGCGGCCGCCATAACCGAAAGTAGGCACCGATGGCCGGCAAAACAGCCGTACTATCGCTGAAGATCATTGGCGATGCCACCGGTGCGCAGAAGGCCGCAGCGACGGCCAAGAAGGATATTGGCGGCCTTGAAAAAGCCGTATCCACCGCCGGCACCGGCATAGCCAAAGCATCAGGGGCAATTGGCTTGCTGGCCGGCGGTGGCATGGCCCTTGGCTTTGCATCAGCCA